TTAGCGCGGTTCAGAAAAGGTGGGTTCATAAGATTGCCTTCGGACGAACAGGATGAAGACCCTATGTTTAGAAGGCGCAGAGGCGGGTACTACTAATGGCTATTGAGAAAGGTTTATACGGAATGCCTGAAGGCATAGATGAAGAGTTGGTGGGCGATATGGGTGAACCCGACGCCATGATCGAGATGGCTATCGCTACTGATGAAGACATGCCTGTCATGGTAGAGCTTGAAGATGGCAGTGTTGAGATCAGCTTCGGAGAAGAAAACGAAGACATAGATATGGCGCCCTTCGATGCTAACCTTGCTGAGTACTTAGACGATAAACAGCTACAAGAAATATCTGGGGATTTAGAAGAAGCCATTGATGGAGATACAGCAGCTCGTCGTGATTGGGCAGACAGCTACGTTGCCGGGCTTGATGTCCTCGGGATGAAGTACGAAGAACGTACCGAGCCTTGGGAAAATGCCTGTGGTGTATACAGTAACATTTTGGCGGAAGCGGCTATCCGGTTCCAAGCTGAGGCTATGAGCGAGACGTTCCCTGCTGCCGGTCCTGTTAAGACTAAAATCCTTGGTGAAGCTACTAAGGAGAAAGAAGACGCAGCTCTCCGCGTTAAGACGGATATGAATTACGAGCTGACTGAGGTTATGGTAGAATATCGCCCTGAACATGAGAGGCTGTTGTATAGCCTTGGTTTGGCCGGTTCTGCCTTTAAAAAGGTGTACTATGATCCCAATATGGGCCGTCAAACTGCCTTGTATATCCCAGCCGAAGATGTAATCGTACCCTACGGTGCCTCTAATATTGAGTCAGCGGAGCGTGTTACGCACGTCATGCGCAAGACAAAGAACGAAGTTGTGAAGCTTCAGGCTGCTGGATTCTATCGAGAAATAGAATTAGGTGATCCAGTATCTTTCTTTACGGATATAGAAGAGGCAAAAGCAGAGCAATCTGGCATATCGTTAACTTCAGACGACCGTTACACCATACTTGAGGTCCACGCTGACCTGATTATTGACGGTGTGGATACTGAAGGTGAAGACGATGACTTGCAGATCGCAAAGCCTTATGTGGTAACGCTTGAGAAGGGTACAGGCAAGATTCTAGCTATACGACGTAACTGGAATCTTGACGACCCTCTGATGCTAAAACGTCAACATTTCGTACACTATGCGTACGTCCCCGGATTTGGATTTTATGGACTCGGCCTCATACATATTATTGGTGGTTATGCTAAAGCTGGCACTAGTATTATCCGTCAACTCGTGGACGCTGGAACCCTATCCAATCTCCCCGGTGGTCTCAAATCTCGCGGACTACGAGTTAAAGGCGACGACACACCGATTGGTCCGGGCGAATTCCGTGATGTAGATGTGCCTTCTGGCAGCATCCGCGATAACATCATGCCGCTGCCTTACAAAGAACCTTCTCAGACGTTGCTAGCATTATTGCAGCAGATCACCGAAGAAGGCCGACGTTTGGGGGCAATCTCGGATATGAATATCTCTGACATGAGCGCTAATGCGCCTGTCGGAACAACACTCGCTCTACTAGAGCGTACTCTCAAGCCAATGGCTGCGGTGCAATCCCGTGTCCATTACGCGATGAAGCAGGAGTTCAAGCTCCTGAGAAAGATCATTGCTGAGTACGCGCCAGAAGAGTATATGTACGTGCCTGACCGTGGTGAACCCCGCGCGCGACGCGCCGACTATGCCATGGTGGAAGTTATTCCTGTCAGTGATCCTAATAGCAGCACGATGGCCCAACGAGTGGTCCAGTACCAAACCGTGTTGCAGATGGCACAGGCCACCCCACAAATCTACGACCTTCCACAGCTTCATCGTCAGATGATTGAGGTCTTGGGTATCAAGAATGCCGACAAGCTAGTGCCTACTAAGGATGATATCAAGCCTTCCGATCCGGTAAGCGAGAACATGAACGTGCTAGTCGGTAAGCCGATAAAAGCTTTTATTTATCAAGACCATGCGGCGCACATTGCTACCCACCAAGCGTTTATGCAAGACCCGTCCATTATGGCATTTATTGGGCAGAACCCCGCAGCTCAACAAATTATGGCGGCTTTAAGTGCTCATATGGCAGAACACGTAGCTTTCCAATACCGCCAGCAGATGGAAGCGCAGTTGGGCGTGCCGCTTAATGCGCCAAACGAAGAAATGCCGGAAGAGTTTGAGGTGAAGCTAGCGGGTCTATTAGCTCAGGCAGGGCAACAACTTACGCAAGAAAACCAAGCCAAGGCCGCACAGGCTGCCGCACAGCAAAAACTACAAGACCCAATTATCCAGATGCAGCAAGCTGAGCTACAGTTGAAGCAACAAGAGCAACAGCGTAAAGCTGCTAAGGATCAGGCTGATGCTGCCGAAGCCGCAGCCCGCCTACAGTTGGATGCGCAGAAAGCTCAAACTACCGCCGCTATTGAGTCTAGCCGTATAGCAGCACAAAATGAACAGGCCCAAGCCAAGAACGATCTGGACGAGGCAAAAGCCATACTGGACATGGCTAAGGCTCAACAATCAAGAGGACCGCAAGGTGGCTAAAAAGTCAGGAATGAGTTCGTCAGAAGCCGTACAGCTCAACAAAGGTGTTAAAGGCACCAGCATTGGCAACGGGGCTTTGAAGGTAGGCTCAATGAACAAACACAAACGTCGCAGTTTCAAAGAATATAGAGGGCAGGGAAGATAATGGCTAAAACCGTCTTTGACGTGCTGAACGAAAAACTAACGGAGCTTCAAGGCTCTAGCGAAGATTTCCTGAAAAGCGGCGGAGCTAAAGACTTTGCCGAATATCGGGAAGTATGTGGTGTGATTCGGGGTCTAAATGCCGCATTAAGAGAAGTAGGTGACCTTTCGCGTAACTATATGGACGACAACGATGACTGAAACTATAACGGTTAGCGGGGTGGGAGCGGCAGCTTCTGTTTCCCCAGCAATGACTGCACTAGAGCTAAAGCGTAAAGAACGTATAGAAGAGGAAGCTATAGAAGAGGCAGAGTTAGAAGCCTCTATCCCTAAACCCGTTGGCTACAGGGTACTTATTGCCCTACCTAACGTGGAGGAGACCTTTGGAGACAGCGGTCTTATTAAGGCAGACCAGACGCGACGGGAAGAATACATCTTGTCTACTGTTGGGTGTGTACTTGATATGGGTGCAGAAGCCTATAGCGACAAAGAACGGTTCCCTACTGGACCTTGGTGTGAAGTAGGTGATTACGTGATGTTCCGTGCCAATACTGGTACGCGCTTTAAAGTTGGAAAGCAGGAATATCGTTTAATGAATGACGACTCTATTGAGGCCATCGTCGATGATCCGCGAGCAGTCTCGCGCGCATAAGGAATAGACCATGCCTAGACAACAAGTAGAATTTGAATTTCCAGACCCCGATAAAGAAGATAATACCCAAGAAGTAGAAGTGGATATTGTCGAAGAAGATGCGCCCTTAGAAGTAGAAGGTGCTGTCGGTCGGGAAAACATGAAGTCCGCCAAAGATACTATACAGGCGGGTGAGGTAGAGATTGAGGTAGAAGACGATACCCCAGAAGCTGATCGTGGGCGAAAGGCGGCTCCACCACCACAAGACGTAACCGACGAAGAGTTAGAGAATTACTCTGAGAAGGTAAAAAGCCGTATTAAGCACTTTAGCAAAGGGTATCATGACGAGCGCAGAGCTAAAGAAACGGCCTTGCGGGAGCGAGAAGCTTTAGAAGCGTATGCTAAAAACCTTATAGCTGAGAACAACAAGCTTAAAGGTTCAGTAGACCAGAGTCACAATACGCTTATTCAGTCCGCTAAAAAGCAAGTAGAAGGCGAACTTGCTATGGCTAAAAAACAGTATAAGGAAGCGTACGAGTCTGGCGAACCCGATGCCATATTAGAGGCACAAACTTCGCTAAATACGGCACAAATCCGTATGGAGCGAGTTAACGGGTTGAAACCTAAGCAAATTCAGGCTTTACAACCCCAAGAAACTCCTGTACAAACGCAGGTAAATGCACCCCAACCTCAAGTGCAGCAAGACGTAAAAGCAGAAACATGGCGCGATGATAACCCGTGGTTCGGCTCAGACGACGAGATGACTGCCTTTGCATTAGGGTTGCATAACAAGTTAACGAAAGAGGGGGTAGACCCCCAATCAGATACTTACTACGAG